CGCGCTCGGATATATAACGCCGAGGCGATGGAGGTCAAGCAGTTAGGGTCGTCCGTTGCCGACCTGAAAAACACGGACGTATACAGGCAGGCGATGGAAAATATCGCCATTGGCGCGGGGATGCCATTGTCCATGTTGCTGTCTAACTCAGCCAACTACGCGACGGCAGAGGCGGAAAAGCGAACGTGGATAAACAATGAGATCGCGCCGCTTGGAATGGATGGCGTATGAATATAACAGGCAGGTATTCACGCCGTTGGGCTTGCGGCTGGTGTTCCGTCCTGAAACAATGGACGAACAACAGGAGGATGAAGTGTCACGCGCCTCCGCCGTGAGTACATTCATGGACTTTTTCGCCAAGTGTCCAAATTTCGAGATATTCGTCGGCACGTGCGCGACGTTTGGGTATGAATTAACTGACGATTTACTGTCAGCGGCACAGGCGTATTACGCGGCGAAGTCAGAGACGCCCGCGCCTGTCGAGTCGCCTACGCCGAAATCGTGGTCGCCGTCGCCGAACGAGATGCGGGAGATTTTCTTACTGCGTAAATATGCAATAGGGAAATGGAAATCAAAAGGACTGGTTGATTTAGATGACTATATTTTTAATCTCGGTGGTTTGCCATCGGAGATACGGTCTGAAATCCAGCGGCGGTTATTGGCGGCAAAGAGCGACGCAGACGTAAGCGCGGCGTTCGAGAACCTCGCCACAGGGACGCGGGACGATTCGGAAATCCGCGCGCTAGCTGAGGCGATCAACAGACTGGCGGAGTCGGGTCATGGATAAGCGGGTGATTATCAAAGCGGTGACGCGGCGTTTCCCCGCGCTCCTGCCGTATCTATCGCCGCGTGTCCATGCGATCCTGAAAGCCACAGGCGCGGTCAATGGCGAGTATCACGATGCGATCACGAGCGCATTGGTGGATTACTTCGAGGGCGGCTCGCTGGCGTCTTCCCGTAATCGTTTCAAGCGGGCGATGGTGGATGCGTTTCTGGAAAGTTTCGAGGCGGGCTGGCAGGACGGCGGCGCGGAACTGCCGCTGGACGATGAAGCCTTACGCTGGCTGGGCGACAGGCAAACGCAGGAACTGGCGAATATCGAAACCTTATTCCAAACGGCGCGGGGGATACGCAAGCAAAAAGATTTTGACTGGTTCGCATGGAGTAGCGCGAGAGCGGACGGGTATGTGTCCGCTCTGCAAGGCGTCTATAACGCCGCGATCATGTTAGCGAAAGGTAAGCAGATGCTGACATGGCGGCTGGGGCAGACCGAACAACATTGTGATACGTGCGCATCGCTGGACGGCAAACGTCACCCCGCGTATTGGTACATCGAGCGCAACTACATCCCGCGACAGGCGGGCGCGGCGATGGATTGTGGCGGCTACAACTGCGACTGTCGGCTGGAAGATCGGGACGGCAACGAGGTGACGCTATGACACAGATCACCGTCAAAGTGGTTGGCGCGGATATAGTGCGGCAGGGCTTGCAGGACTTGGAAGCGCAGATACCCAAGATCGGGCGCAAGGGGATTTACGACATGATGGTGCGTGTTCGTAGCCGACTGGCGCAAAAGCCGAGGCGTCCGAGTTATCCTATCAACTGGGACAGCGAGAAACAGCGGCGGTATGTGCTGGCATTATTGCGTCGCAAAGACAACCTGCCGTACAAGCCGACGGGACGATATGAAAGCAACTGGAAGATTCTCAAACGCGAACATGGGTACACGCTTGAAAACAGCGCGCCGATGGCGCGTTACCTCAGCGGCGATTACACGGGCGCGGGACAGAGCAACATTCACGCAGGGCGGCGGCTGGTGTTCATGGACGTGGTGGACGAGGAAATCAAGGGGCTGGACGAGGAGATTGACAGAAGTATCTCCTACTACGGCAGGTCGAAACGCTTGATCCCGTAAACTGTGGTACAATGCCGTTAATCGAATAAAGCGTATCCAGCGATGACGCGAAGAGCGGATAGTTGGAAAGCGTGGCAGTGCAGTGAAGAATTGCGAGCCGAAAGCGAGCCTGTTTTCAAAGGTTTGTTTTCGGCTCGCTTTATTTTTACGAGGTGCGTATGAACGATGAAAAAAAACAGGAAGAGCAGGAAACTGTCACCGAAGAGGTGAAAATCGGCGCAAGAAACAGCCGCCGCGATTCTGACCGCTTGCAACAGATACATGATTACGCCGTCGAGAATGGCGCGTTGTGCGGAAAGAAAGGTGTGGCAGTGGACGAGGTTGTTTCGTTCGGGTCGCCGTTGAAGTTCGTCAAACTTGACGATGGGAGCGTGAAGTTTTCAGGGTACTTGATTACTTTTGGAAGCCCTGATACTCCCGACCTGACAGGCGATTACTTCGACGCCAAAACAGATTTTGGCGACGCGGTGGAATCAGATGTTTATTTCAACCATCGTATGCCTGTTCGTTTCGATGGCAAGCGCGCGGAATACAAGGACAAGATCGGCAAGGCGAAACTCACACGCGATGATATTGGCGTGTTCGCCGAAACCATCTTGAAGGCTCGCAATCAATACGAGCAAATGATTATCGAGGCTGGCATGGCTGGCGCGTTAGGTTGGTCAAGCGGCACGGCGGCGCACTTGGTAGACCGCGAGCCGTCTGGCAAAGCGTACTGGATCAAGCGTTGGTATCTTGGACTGGACGCAAGCCTGACGCCGACTCCTGCCGAGCCGAGAAATCAGATCGTGCCAGTAAAAACTTTGGCGTTTGAAATCCAAACGCCGCAAACCGAAGAAAAGGAAAATAACATGGAAAAAGAAGAATTAAAAACAATGTTCGATGAGTACGGTAAGAACATCGGCGAGACCATCAAGACCGAAGCCGCCGCCGCCGCAAAGACAGCAGTGGAGGAAGTCTTGAACGCGCTCCCCGAGGTCAAAGCCGCGCGCGGCGTGCAAGTCGAGGTCGAGGTAGACGAGGCAGACCGCCCGTTCAAGTCCCTCGGTGAGCAGTTGGGCGCAGTTGCCGACGCCGCCAAGAACGGGCGCGTTGCCCCTCGTATTCGCGGGCTGAAAGCGATGGAAGCGAAAGCCGCGCTTGGCTCGAATGAAGCGATCCCGTCACAGGGTGAATTCCTGCTTGAGCCAACCATTACGGCGGGACTGTTGCAGAATATCCACGAAGCGGGTGTGTTCACGCAGGACGTGAATCGTCTCCCTGTTGGACCCAACAGTAACAGCGGTTGGATACCCGGCGTTGACGAAACTTCCCGCGCGGCAGGTTCGCGCTGGGGCGGTGTGCGTGGGTATCACGCGGCGGAAGCGGCAAGCATGACCGCCTCGCAACCGAAGTTCCGCAAGATCAATTGGGAACTACACAAGACCTACGTCCTGCAATACGCGACCGACGAACTGCTTGCGGATGTCGGCATGATGAACGCCATTATCCAGCAGTCCTCGATGGAGGAACTGGACTTCTTGGCAAACTACGATGTTCTGCTCGGCGTTGGCGGAGATCGACCTTCGGGCGCACTACTCTCGCCCGCCCTTATCAGCATCGCACGCGCCGCGACCTCTGCCATTGCCCACGCGGATATTGTCGCTATGTGGGCGCGTATGCTCCCTCGCTCAAAGGCAAACGCGAAGTGGTACATCTCCTCAGATGTCCACGCGCAACTTGACCAACTGACATTTACCAGCGGATCAACGGGGATTCTCTCCCCGTATGTGTCCTATGGCGCGGACGGCGTGATGCGGATTTACGGTAAGCCAGTTGTGGAAACTGAGTTCAATCCCGCGCTGGGTACGCTCGGCGATATTTTCCTCGCGGATATGTCGCAGTACCTGTATTGGGAAAAGAACGCGGTCGAGGCGGCTTCGTCCATTCACGTGCAGTTCCTGACCGACCAGACCGCCTTCCGCTTCATCTATCGCAATGACGGGCAGACCGCGCTTGCGTCGGCGATCACTCCCGCGAATGGCGGCGCAACGCAATCACCGTTTGTCGCCCTGCTTGCTACCACGTAATCAGAAACGAATCAGGAGAAAATAACATGAGCAAACTTAACTTTGCGGAAGAGTATCAGGTTGTGCCGCTTCTCGCGCCCGCCGACATTGTGGCGACTGCCGCAGTCACGCGGTATGTCAAACTCGGAAGCATCGGGCGCGGGCAGTTGGAAATCGAAGTCAACTTAGGCGCGTTGACTACGACCGATTCGACTGGCGAGGTGGTTGTAACCGTTGTCGGCAACGACACGAACGACACCTCCACCAGCGATAACAACGAAGTGGCGGCGGCGTTTAGTTACCGTCTCTCTGGCGCAGTTGGCACGGACGCGATGGGCGCGATCACACAAGCAAGCGCAACAGGCGCGGTGGTGGCGAACACGGACGACAACAAGTCCCTGCTTATCTACGTTGACCCCGCCGTTATCGGGCAGAAGTATGTCCGCGCGGTTATCACGCCGACCGCCGACCTTACCTCAACGGTTGTTGGCGCGGTGGGGCGTTTCATTCCGCGCAAAGCGCAGAACGCCCAGCCGAGTTCGAGTTAGTTAATGGATCCGGGGCGGGAGAAATTCCGCCCCGGTCTAAAGCATGGCAAATGATTATACCTCCTCCACCGACGCCTTCGCGGACATATCGGAGGGATCGTATACGACCTCCGATTATCCTGTGATGTCGGACTTTGTAACCTTTGCTTCGCGCCAGATTGACGCCGCCTTTGGGCGTGTGGCTGGATTCTTTTATCCGACAACCGATGAAGTGACCTATTACTATAACGGCTCTGGGAGAGCGACGCAGTACATTGACGAATTTGTTTCGATCTCCTCTGTTGCGGTCGCTGAAAGCGGCGGGTTGTCCTCCACCGATTACACGACATGGGTCGAGGGGACAGATTACATCACTTACCCGTACAATGCGTCGGCTTTAGGCAAACCATTTACCGCGCTGGGCTTAGTGGATTACGCAGGCACAAAAGGCGCGTTTTACAGCGGACAGAAATCCGTCAAAGTGGTGGGCGTGGCTGGATATTCCGCTTCGCCTCCCGCGATTGTCGCCAAAGCGACAAAGATTCAAGCGGTGCAATGGTTTATGAAGGCTAAGATGGGCTACCAGATGGTCAACAGCGGAGGAGAGACCGCCTCCGCGCTGAATTACGCGCTGGACGATAATGTGCTGACCATTCTCAAACCGATATTCCTGGAGTTCTCGTGAGCAACGCGATTGATAACGCGGTGAACGCTTTACAAGCCCTCTCGTTGGCAATGACCAGCGTGGACATAAAATCCGCGCCCGCCTATCCCATCGAGAACATTGACCCTCTGCCGATGTCGGTCGCTTATCTCGCGGCTGGCAATTTAATGAAAATCAATTATGGGATGCTTGAAATTTTTCCGCAGATCAATATCGAGTTTCATTTCTCGCGCTTGAATTTGAAACAGGCATATCAGCAGATCAACGCGGTGGCATACGAATTTTCGCAAAGATTATCAGGCGATCCGACATTATCGGGCGCGGTGGATACGCTTTTTTCAGCGGACGCGGGAGTCCCGTTTGCCGTCCGCCCATATAACTGGGGACGCCCGCAAGGCTCGAACGTGGACTTTTTTACGCAGATGCTAATTTTTGAAATCGTTGTTAAGATCGTGGAAAGCCCGATCACGCCATGAAAAAGACTCTTGCTATTGTCGGCTCATACACTCCCACTCGCACTGCCTTTGACTTTTCGCGGCAGGACTGCGATATTTGGGTATTCAACGAGGCGGTTGCCGCTGTATGGTGTCGGCGTGCTGACGCGGTATTCCAGTTGCATGACCGCGTGATTTGGAGTAACCCGCTGAACCGCAATGACCCAAATCATGTGTTGTGGATGAAAAACATCACCGCCCAATGTAACGCTTGCGGCGGAAAGGGGTGTCCCGCCTGCGTGAACGGCACATACGCGCCGAAAGCGGGCAGGCTTGAAACCACCGTCTACATGCAAGCACAGGAAACCGATGTGCCGATGTCGAAGGCATATCCATTGGAAGGCGTCAAGAATTTATTCGGCGGCGATCACTTTTTATCTTCATCAGTTTCGATGGCTCTTGCGCTTGCTCTGTATGTTGGGCAATACTCCAATATAGAAATTTACGGCGTCGGCATGAAAACGAATACGGAATATACGTTCCAGCGCGAGGGCGTCGCCTATTGGCTCGGATGTCTCAAAGGTGTTGGAATTAACGTTCACTTCGAGGGCGACTCGTTCGCTTGTCCCGTGTATGGCTTTGATGGCGCGGCAGTGATTCCGTATGAGCGTTTCGGGGAGCGTATTGCCGTTCTGCAAATTGAGATTGATAAGTTGATGAATCAATACGGAGAATTGCGCCTCGCAATTCATAAGCAGATCAACGCGATGGAGGGCGGCACAGGGCAGACGGCGCAAGCCGATATGATGAAGGATGTGGAGAAAATCTCCGAATTGACCGCCTCGCTTGGGATGCTCTGCGGGGCGGAGCAGGAAAATATACGCTATCAAAAGCGCGCGGATGCGATGATTGAGACGGGAGAGAAATTTATTTTTGCCCGTCAAGAGTTCGAGTCCTCCGCGCATAACGCGCAAAAGGCACTAGTGGAAATCGAAACGCAATACATCTCTATCGCTACTACGCTTGGACATATCGAGCGCAACGCCCTGCAAGCGGCGAAGGCGTCGCCGAAGCGGAAGAATCTATTTGAGTTATATCGCAAGACAATGGATCAATACCTGGACGCAGACAGGCGCAGAGCGTTCTTTCGCGGGGTGCTGAGTGAGAATCAAGGCTACATGAATTATTTAGATAGTCGCATCACGGCGGCAGGCGGCCCGAAAAGCGAAGCCGTGATGTTGGAGGCGTTGCAAAATGAGTTGGTATGACCCTCGCAACCCTTCGCAGTTACAAAGCGAGCCGTGGCTTGCCCCGAAAATAATTGACCGCCTTGAATCCATCTTACACCCCGACTTCGAGGTGATGGAGTTCGGCGGCGGCGGAAGCACGCTATGGTTTGCCGAGCGCGTTCGGCGCGTGGTTTGTTACGAGAATAATCTTGAATGGTATACCGCGCTGGACAACAAGAATCTCGATAACGTTGTTTTACAATTTGGCTCGTTCCCGTTGGAAGAGGAAACGGACAAAGACCTGCTGTTGATTGACGGCGAACCAGTGCGTTTACGCGCCGGATGGTTGCGGGAGGCACAACGGATCGTCAAGCGCGGCGGTTGGATTATCTTGGATAACGCGAATCGCAGAGAGTATGCTAGAGAACGCGCCGACCTGTCCGCTTTTGCGGTGCTGGAATATCAGTCAGAGTTAGTCGGTAAGCATCTCATTACAGAGATATGGAAGGTACTCTAATGCCTCGTGTTGGACAAAACCCAAACAGAAGCGCGGACGCCGAACGGTTTGAAAGCACGTTCGTAGCAGTGATTACACACCTGCCGAACACGACAACTGCCTATCATGCAAAGCGTTTTGAGGTCGTGCGTGCCTGTCTTACCACGATGCGCGAGAACGCGAAGATGCCGCATACGTTCATCGTATGGGACAACGGCTCGGAGCAAACTTTTCGGAACTGGTTGCAGGATGTATTTCGTCCCGATGTGCTTATCCTGTCGAAGAATGTCGGCAAGGTGACTGCGCGGACGACGCTTGGCAGGATGATACCACCCGAGGCGGTAATCGCCATATCGGACGATGACATGCTATATGAGGATGACTGGCTCGTCCCGCAGATCGAATTACTGCAACACTTCCCAAATGTGGCTTGTGTGAGCGGGTATGCCGTGCGAACGGCGTTCCGCTGGGGCGTGGAGAATACGATTGCATGGGCGCGTGAATATGCGGCAGTTGAGCGAGGGCGTTTTATGTCGCGTGAATCAGAAAATGACTTTGCCGTTTCGATTGGGCGCGATCCCGCGTGGCACGAAGCGTACACAAAAGACGACGTGGATTATCGCGTGACCTATAACGGCAAGTCGGCATATTGCACGGCGCATCACTGTCAATTTGTAACCACAGGTGAGACGATCCGCAAGTTGCCGCAGTATGATGATAAGGCTTTAGGCGAGGAGCGCAGTTTCGATATTGGAATGGATACTCTCGGATTGAGATTGTCCACAATCAACAGACTCAGCAGGCATATCGGCAATGTCATGGACGAATCCATGAGAAAAACAATAGGAGTGTGAAACTATGGCTGGCATAAAAGCACTACGTAGAATTCAGGGCGGCGCGGAAAGCGCGGCGGGTACGGAAGTTGCCGCGACATGGCTCTGGCGCGGAATGGGGATGGGCAAAGACACAACGGAAGTGACGTTTGTTGAGGAGGATATTGGCTTGCTTGGCAATGCCAACCGCACCTATATCGCCAAGACGGGGAGCGAGATCAACTTTGAGGGCGTGGCAACCTTCGAGCAGTTGGGATACTTTTACCAGTCGGGGATATACGCCACAACGCCGACAACAGACACATCGTCCGCAAAAGTCTGGACGTGGAACGCGCAAAGCAAAGCCACTGATCTGATTGCCACAACCGATCTGCAAACGTATACCATCGAGTTTGGCGATAACACACAATGCGAGGTCGCCTCGTATTGCTTCACGCGCCAATACAGCCTGAGCGGTTCGGTACGCGCGGCGTTGATGATTAACGCGACGATGGAAGGGCGCACAGTCGGCACGACTGACTTCACACCCTCGACGGACGCGCCGCTCGTGGACGCCGACAGCATCCTGTTTACAAATAGCGAACTCTACATTGACAATGTGACCTCCTCAACAGACATTGGTGTAACGCAGGTATCGCAGACGTTGTTTCAGGCGCAGTTGAATCACACAACGGGCTGGAATGGATACCCCGCCGCCGACGGGCGTACCGACTTCTCGTTTATCAAGCGCGTGAAAGATGAGATTACTCTGTCGTTGACCTTTGAGCATAATAGTTCAGCGGTGGCAGAAAAAGCCGCATGGCGCAATCAGACCGAGCGTTGTATCCGCTTGAAGTTCACAGGCGATGCCATGTCTACGACCGACGCGGGCGCGACCTACAATGTCAAAACGTTTATTGTGGACTTGTGGGGCAAGTGGGAATCGTTCGAGGCTCTTTCGGACAATGACGGCAACGATCAGGTGGTTGGCGTATTCCGCGCGGGCTACTCCACACTGGCGGGCTTGAAAGCGCGATTTATCGTGGCGAATGAGTTGGCGTCCATGCCATGAGAAAGATCATCTTGCCGCGTTTGGTGCGGTCGTTTTCCATCTCGGAGTATGCCCCTGAGATCGCGGACGAGAAAATTTACGTCTGGGTCAATCCACCTATCAGCGCGTTGCTTTCGCTGATGGAATCCTTCGGCGCATACGTGCAAAGCGGCGATGAGCAATTGAATCCATACCTTGAAAAACTCTCCGCGATACTCTCGCAAGGCGCGGAAGGCACGGGCTGGAACGCGGATGAATTGATGGAAATGGTCAAGGAAACCGCCGACACCGACCCGCAGTTTTGGATTTGGTTCAATAACCGAGTCTTACAGGAAATCAAGGAGCATCGTCTACTGCAAAAAAAAAACTGAGACAAGAGACGATGATACTGGCGAGCGGAGGCAGAACGGATGATTGGTATTTGCAAAGGATTATCGAGTTCCGTACCCTCCGCCCGTTGGTTTATGACGCGACAGGATACGAGATCACGATTGACCAGATGAACGACATCCCCGAGGCATGGATGGACGCGATACTAGCGTATGAAATTGACTTGAAGGAAAAAATAGCGATGGTCGAAAAGACCCGCAAAGGCGCAACATGGCAAATGTAAAGGTTGTAATTCAGGAGGTTGTTCAAGGCGCGGGAAAGATCGACTCTGTTACCCGCGATTTGAACACTCTTGAACAGCAACAAAAAAAGACGCAGGCGACCAGTGTCACGCTGAAAAATTCGTACACCGAATTTTTGTCGGCTCTTGGGCTTGTGCAAATGGGGTTGCAGTACGCCAAAGCCGCCTTTGACGCGACCATCGGGGCGCAATTGGAATACGCCAACGCGGTGCGTCAATTGTCTAATGTCAATGGGGAAAGCGCGGAATCCACCAGCCGCTTGATTCAGGTCATGGACGACTTTGGTATATCCAGCGATAAACTCCTGACCTCCGTCCGCGCCATGACCAGCGAGGGCAAAACGCTTACAGTGGAAACGCTCGCGGCGATGGCGGATGAATATGGGAAATTAGGCTCACAGCAGGAAAAGAACGAATACATTATCAAGAACCTCGGCAGGGCAGGACTGGAATACGCCGAGGTATTAGAAAAGGGCGGCGACGCGATCCGCAAGATGAACGACGAGGTAGACGAAAGCCTTGTGCTGAACGAAAAGAACGTGAACGACGCCCGCCGCCTAGAGGTGGCGTGGGACACGTTCAAGGACACATTGCAAGGCGTCGGCTCGTCCATAAGCAACCAACTCATGCCGATATTGGACGAGTTGGTCAACAGTTGGACGTGGGCATTGACTGTCGCGCAAAAATTCAGCGAAGCGGCGAAAAACGGCACGGTTGACTCAACGAATTGGTTTAACGTCTTGCGCGATACCGCTCACGAGATAGACGCAAACACGGCGGCGATGGCGGCGAGCGGCGATGAAGCCGATGAGATGGGCGAGTCGGTGAATGGTTTGACGGGCGAGATGGATGACGCCCAAGCCGCCGCGCAAAGGTTTAGCGCGGAATTGACGGGCATGTTATCGTCCATGTTCACGATTCAAAAAGACATAGACAATTTCGCCAAGACGACCGAAGACCTTGCGAAAAAAGACGCCGAACTTGCGGCGGAAAAAAACAAACTCACATTGGAAATGTGGGAACAGCAACGCGCTGGCAAACTCACGAACGATGAATATTTGCGTTATGTGCAACAGTTGGACGCGATCACGCAAAAGGAGAAAGAGAACCAGCAAAGCAAGGCGGGTTTGGAGGAGCAGACCAAAAAGGCGGCGCAACAACGTGTTTATGATTTGACACAACAACGTCTAGCGGCGGACGGCTTGATAGACAGCGGCGAATTTGAATATCTGCAAGATATAGCCGTTCAACGCGGTCTGGTATCGCGCGCGGCGGCGGATCAAGCGATTGCGGAAAGCCGCGCCGCCGATGAAATGGTAGCGAATTTTCAGAAAACGCAACCTGTAATGAATCAGACGCTTACAACCATGCAACAGATCGCCGCCTTTGACGGCAAATACGTTAATTTCGGCGTGAATTTTAATCAGACGGGGCAGATTACAACGCCCACGCCATATTCGTACAATCCTGGAGTTGCTGGCGGTGGCGCGAGTTTGCCCCCAGCAACACGCAGACCGAGGTCTAGGGACAGCGGCGGATCGGGCGTGGCAGGGACACCGTACATGATTGGCACAGGCGCACAGCCTGAAATGTTTGTCCCGAATACAAACGGTACTTTTGTGCCGAACGCAGACAAAATGGGCGCAACCTATAACATCACGATCAACAACCCGATACCCGAACGTTCAGAGAACAGCGTCCGCAATACACTGAAAAAACTTAGTTATCTAGGAACGGCGGCATGACGATTACTTGGAAATATGACGGAAACTCTCTGACCTCTTACGGGGTTGTGACCGTCTTGAATGATTATTTGGATATTCCCCAACGGCGCGGAGAGAATATCTCTCTGCCGTTCAATGACGGAACATTCTATGTTCCAAAATTTTACGACCAGCGAATCATCACGATTGGTATGGCTATCGTATCTAATACTGCCACTGAGCAGGATACTATTTTCGATAACCTGAAAAAGTTATTCGGCGTTCGCAGTCAAAAGGTGTTGCAGTATACACGTGAGGACGCTAGTGTCTATAATGCAAACGCCTCGGTAGACGCGCCTATGCAGGTGGAGAGAATCCACGATACGTTTGCGCGAATCGCTGTGGAGTTTGTCTTAAATCAACCGTTCTTTCGGTTAAGTACCCAAACTTCTACAATTATCACGATTGACGCCTCGCCCAAAACGGGAACGGTTGCCAACGGCGGAACGTTCGAGGAACGTAACCCAACCATCACCCTGACGGGTCCGCTCACGAATCCAGTTATCACAAACATAACGAACGGCGTCAGTCTCACGTATACGGGTGTGATCTCCGCAGGGCATACCGTCATCATTACGCAAGATTCCACAGGACAGTACACCGCTACGCATAGCGTCAGTGGGAACGTGATCGGCAAAGTGACTCACTCAGGCGATACCGCGCTGATGGTTTTGGCGATTGGAAATAACAGCATGAGCATTACCTCCAGTGTGGCTACCACTGGCACGGTCAAATTTGAGTTTTATCCACCCTATTTATAGGCAAACATGGCAAACACAGATAAAGTTGAATGGATTTTATACGCCGCCAACCTTACGACAAGGATGCGGATTCTGCCTGTTAGTACGGGTCATTTGTATTTAGAAATGAACGGCGCGGGATCGGGCGAGGCGAAAATCCCGCTGGATAGTGAAGCGGCGGGTATTATCACTTCGGGGATGTTTATTCAAAACAATTATCGCGGGGCGGAGCGCGGCGGTTTTTTTGTGGAGAATATAAAAAAGACGCAGGTAGACGCGGGTGAAAACGCGGGCAGATGGATGTCTATATCGGGACGCGGCGCATTGGCGTTACTCGACCAGCCAATTGTCTGGAACGAGGATACAACCGAATCAACTCGCATTTTTAACGGCATGACCAAAGCCGCTATTTTGATTCAATTATTGACAGAAGCGCAGGCACGCGGCGCGTTAAG